CTCGTGACACACTTATGGCAGCATCTTCAGTTATCTACGGCTATGACCGCTCAGGTCTTACAGCTGCAAATGACTGGTACGGAACAGGTACCGCTGGTACTACCCGTGCTTCAATGACTGGTGCATTCGACCTAACAACAGGTGTTGTTAAGGATGCAGTAGAGACATTGGCAACAAAGAACATTCCTCGCCTAGGTGAGACATATGTTGCTTTCGTTCACCCACACCAGAGCCGTAAGCTTCGTGATAACCCAGAGTTCATCGAAGTAACAAAGTACGCAGCTCCAGGTAACTTCATGCTAGGTGAGATTGGTCGTCTATACGACACAGTATTCATCGAAACAACACAGATCGAAAAGGTTGTTGGCGGAGCTGGCTCAGGCTACTCAGCTGACACAGCAGTTGCTACAGGATCAATCGTTTACCCAACAGGTGGCGGTTACACATCCCCAGCAACAAAGACAGGTAATGGTAACAAGGATCGTTACAGCGCAATCTTCATTGGAGATAACGCATTCGGTCACGCAATCTCGCTTCCAGTAGAACTCCGCGATGGTGGTATTCTAGACTTCGGTCGTGAGCATGCACTTGCTTGGTATGCAATTTACGGTCTTGGTCTAATTACAGATCAGTCTGTAGTTATCGCAGAAACAAACTAATTTAACCCGTTTGGGGGCTGGGCCTAAAAATCCAGCCCCTCAACACAAACTTACAGGAGAATAATAATCGTGGCAAAAGCAAAAGTAACAGACGTCACTGGACGTCAGCGTGAAGAGCAAGTTAAAGCTCACGCAGAAGAACTTGCACAACGTGCAGGTGAAATGTCAATGGCTACAGCAACAGCTGCAGCTAAGCTAGAGACAGAGGTTGTGGATCTTACAGCCCCAAACAACCCAACAGTTATTGACGAAGTCGAGACCGTAGGCGTAAGTCTTGCAGATGACGCACAAGTTATTCGTGTCGCTGAAGACCTAGATTTTGTAACAATCGGCGTAGGACAGCATTATTCCTTTAAAGCCGGACAAAAGTACAAAGTAGCAAAGCATGTTGCTCAGCACTTGCAAGAAAAAGGCTATTTGTACGATCGTCTCTAATAGAGACATAATCTAGAACGCCCTCATGGACAAGCCGCCCTTCGTCCATGAGGGCTCTTAACGTTTGCCCTGACTAATGTCACTAATCACGGGATTATTTGAACATTAACTTCATCGGAGGAATCAGTGGCAACACTTGCGGCTTTATCTGAACGTCTTCGCTTTGAACTAGGTGATCAAGGCAAATCTTTTGTTGAAACCTTTAAAGGCGACGGAGTCACCACTCGATTTAACCTAACAACTTCCCCAGTAGACGGCGCAACTATGACCGTCCGGGTAGGGTCAACAAACGTATCGGGTACTACTTCTGTAGAAGAACGAACCGGCTTGATTGTATTAGCCTCTCCCCCAGCTGATGGGGTAATTGTTACCGCCTCAGGAACTACTTTTAAATACTTTACTACCGCAGAAATTAACCAATACGTTAATACTGCTTTTATAGAACACGCTAATAGCACTACTGATACTAATGGTAGTCGAGCAACAATGCTTACTCTTCCGGTTATTGACGAATACCCAATGATTCTTCTTGCAACTAGTTTGGCCCTTTATACACTGGCCACAGATGCTTCCTTTGATATTGATATTATTTCCCCTGACGGAGTGTCTATTCCTCGTACAGAACGATTCCGCCAGCTAACAGACATTATTACCCAACGTAAAGAACAATACCGAGAGCTATGTAATCTTCTTGGTATTGGTCTATACAAGATCGAAGTGTTTAATCTACGCCGTATTAGTCGCCTGACTAATAAGCTTGTACCAATCTACAGACCACAGGAGATCGATGATGCTTCTCTTCCACAACGAGTACGGTTGTCAATCCCTGATTATGGAGATGTCACTCCCGAAGGTGACGTTATTAACAGAGACCTCTCTATGTATGCGGGAGACGACTTTGCTGTTAAGCTCAAATTCTCAATGGATCTCGCCACTTACACGCCTAAATCTCAACTTCGCTTATTCCATACTGGGGGCCGTGCACAAGTAGGTCCAGTAATTGTTGGTGAGTTTGTAATTACTAAACTTCAATCAACAGGTAGCGGTATCTTTGACACTATTCAACTTGCACTTTCAGGAGCTGTTACAGCAGCGCTTCCATACGCTTGTTATTACGATGTTCAATTAACAGGTACAGATGGAAAAACTAGAACGTTTATGACTGGAAAAGTATTTACTGAAAAGCAGGTAACACTGTAGTGACTACGCCAGAAATTATTGAAATAATTGAGCAGCCCACAACAGTAATTACTATTGGTGCTGATCAAACAGGAAGTACTGGCCCTGCCGGTCCACAAGGAGCAACAGGTCCTACGGGAGCAACAGGTTCTACTGGTGCATCTGGACCTACAGGTCCTTCAGGTGCTACGGGCGCAACGGGTGCTACTGGTCCCGCGTCTACAATTACCGGACCAACTGGTGCTCGTGGTTTAGACGGACCTACGGGTCCAACTGGAGCAACAGGTGAACAAGGAACTGCATCAACTGTTACAGGTCCTATCGGACACACAGGTCCTGCAGGAGCAATGGGACCAACCGGTTCACAAGGTGTACAAGGTAATACTGGAGCAACTGGCCCAACAGGTGCGACTGGTGCACAAGGTCTTCTTGGTCCAACTGGTGCACAAGGTTTAGCTGGAGTAACAGGTGCAACTGGTTCTGCTGGTGCAACTGGTCCTCGTGGTTTGCAAGGCGTATCAATTAATTTTCTTGGATCAACATCTACATTTGCTTCTCTACCTTCATCTGGTAACACAATTAATGATGCATACTTAGTAAATGATGAAGGTGATCTTTATGTTTGGGACGGTTCTGCGTGGGATAACGTAGGACAAATCGTAGGACCACAAGGTGCTTCAGGCCCACAAGGAGTTGCAGGACCAACGGGTCCAACTGGAGCTACAGGCGCACAAGGTGTAATTGGTGCTACTGGAGCAGCAAGCACAGTTACTGGACCAACAGGTTCAGAAGGTGCACTTGGTCCACGTGGTCTACAAGGTGAAGTCGGGCCAACAGGAACAACAGGAGTTGCTGGCCCCTTAGGACCTACAGGCCCACAAGGAATATTAGGACCAACTGGTCCACAAGGAGTAACTGGACCACAGGGTGTAACTGGACCGCAGGGTGTTACAGGGCCAACAGGAAACACTGGTCCAACTGGTATTCAAGGCGTAACTGGTCCAACAGGACCTACAGGTTTAACTGGTTTAACTGGAGCAGCAGGAAGTACAATACTTAACGTAGACGCTGGTGCTCCCAACACAAACTATGGTGGCGTCGATACTATTGATTGCGGAGGAGTAACCGGCTAATGGCTGTAAAAGTTCAGTTTAGACGTGGTACCGCAGCTGAGTGGTCTGCCGCAAACCCTGTGCTTGCACAAGGTGAAGCTGGTTATGAACACGATACTGGTAAATTTAAAATTGGTAATGGAACACTTGCGTGGAGTTCATTATCTTATTCTTCAGGTGTCCAAGGACCTACCGGTCCTGCAGGTAACACCGGTGCAAGCGGACCAACAGGTGCTGCTTCAACAGTAACTGGACCGACAGGCGCAACAGGCGCAACAGGTCCAACTGGTGCACAAGGAACTAACATTAATGTTAGAGGAACTGTAGCCACGGTTGGAAATCTTCCCGTTTCAGGAAACGCAGTTAACGATGCCTTCATTGTTACTGCAAACGAAGATCTTTATGTTTGGTCAGGCAGTGTTTGGAATAACGTTGGGCAAATTGTTGGTCCAATGGGAGCAACAGGATCAACAGGGCCGACTGGTCCAACAGGTGCTCCAGGATATATTGGTTTAGATGGTGCTACTGGTCCTACGGGAGCAACAGGTTCTACTGGACCAACAGGAGCCCCATCTACTGTTACTGGCCCTACTGGACCAACAGGTCCAACTGGTCCAACAGGTTTACAGGGTTCACTTGGAAATACCGGACCAACAGGAGCTGCTTCTCAAGTTACTGGCCCTACTGGCCCTACCGGCCCAACTGGTAATACTGGACCAGCGGGTAAATTTACTGCTAGCTCAATAGCACCTTCTATTTCAACAGCTGCTGCTGGTGATGGATGGTTTAACACAGAGACCACTAAAACATATGTTTTTTCTAACAACGTGTGGACAGAGGTAGGTTCAGGAAACGTAGGTCCAACAGGTCCCGCAGGTGTTCCAGGAAACCTTCAAATAGGCACAATGTGGTGGTTTGGAATTTAAAAAGAAGTATAACCCGTAAAAAAATGCAATAACAAGTATCTTGTACTAGGTGCAGGTAAAGAGAGGTAAAAATCAATGCCAGGTTTTCTAGGTGGTAGTTCAGGCAGTGGCACAGGCGGAGAAATCCGTTTCCCAGCTGAATTTATTGATCCGGTTACCAAGCTCCGTGTCTCCGAACCGCAGACACTTATCGATACCGACTTTGAGTATGGTCTACAGCCTACCAAGTGGGAAACCGTTGAGCTTATTAACAACACTCCATCGTTCTTTTCTAAGAGCGGTGATAC